TCATCCCTGCACCTTTTTTAGTTGCTCTAAAATTTTTTTTATTTCTAGGTGGCATCCCACCTTTAGCCATTGTTACTCTCTCAACCATCATGATATTTTTGGCATCCTAAAACCTGGATTAGAATAGTATTTTCTTGAAGAAGGATTTGATACTTGTACCCCACCTAAGTCTCCAGAAACATAACTTCCAATATAATTTTTTTGTGCTTGACGGACCATGGAATTTTCACCTGCTGATCCACCCATACTTTTTTTCTTCCTTGTAAAAGTTTTAACGTTAGTTGGCTTACCGCCCACACCCTGAGCTACCGCTCTTTTTCGTTTGACAGCACTCGCCCTTTCGCCTTTTGTCATCCGTGTGGCTTTTGCAAGTGGGACGCATTTCGGATACTTCCTCTTCGCATCTTTCTTTTGTTTTGAACGACCACAAGGTGCGAACGAACCATCTTTTCGTTTGCTCCCAATATCTACCCATTTTTGTTTGAACCATTTATCTAAACCATTTTTTGCCATTACACTTCCATCATTGTTGTCATATCTACATCAACAATTAATCCACCATCTGCTGCTGGTTTACGTCCTTTAAAATCTTTTCTCTTTACACCAGAAGGATCTTTAATTTTACCTGCACAAATTTTACTAGCATAGGCGTTAGCATACGCTGACGGATACACTTTAAATTTTCGCTTCGCTGCGGCCTTACCTCTAGGACATAGTTTAGTCATTATTTTTTCCTCACTGTTTGTTTTGCACGTTTAAAGTCAGATGCTTTTGGTGCACCCTTTGCACCTTTTTTTCTCATCTTGCCGCCACGTTTTCTTTTAGCGTGGATGTTTGCGTATAAACCAGGACCTGCCATTATACTCTACCTCCACGTCTAAAATATTTTTTACCTTCCAAAGCTACCACACGAGAAGATTTTTTTGTAGGCTTTTTCTTTTTCTTCTGACCCATTTGTTTCAGAAGTTTCTGAATACTTTTCTTAGCCATTACTATCTATTGATCTTACCTTTTTTCTTAGCTTTAGAACCAAACTTACCGTAAGACTCATCTCTGCTAGCTTTTAACTGTGCAGGTGTTCTTTTCTTTTTGATTCTCATAGCAATAGACTCATCTTTTCTAGCTTTGTAACCTTGTTTTTTCTTACCAACTTTACCACCTTTTTTCATCATTGCTCCACCTCTCATACCCATGTCAGGTGAATAGAAACCAGATGCTTCGTCTTTTCTTCGAGTGCCAGAAATCATTCCTCTACCACCGCCTCTTTTTTTTACTCTCATCATTCCGCCGCCCATTGCTGGTGTTCTTGGCTGAGTGACTTGTTTGTTAAATCTTGGATTTGCCATTATTTTTTTCCTCCGTTTTTAAAGATTTGTGTTCCCTTTATACCAAAAATACTTCCGACGACGAGGATCCAAAGGGTACTGAACCAAGTCGGCAGTGCCGCGAAATGCTCAAAAAATATTTTCACTTTTTCAAGCGCGCCAGGATCGTCCGAAAAGACCCCCCAAGCGAGCACAATAATGGGCGCCGACAAAATCACAAGAACGAATTCGTCCTTGTAATCATTTTGACGTGCCTCTAACAACTTGCCTTGGTAAGCTTCCTCACCACGGGCTTGTCGCTCTGCGTGCAGTAGTTGAGCATCGGACATCGCAACTTTTGCCCTTTGCTTATTAGCATAAATCTTACTACCAGCGGATACAGCTAATTTAATTGCTGATAACCACATGTTAGTACCACTTAGCTGTTTTCTTTTTGTCCTTAAGCATTCTTTTAGTTCCTCTAACCTCTGTTTCATCTCCAGTTGGTATGTAATTTCTTGGCATACCATCAGCAGTTGTTACAGATCTAGGGTCTAACTCAATATTTTGAGATGGAATACCTATTTCTTCGGACTCAACAAAAAATTTATCCTCTTTTGCCATTTTTCCTCCTGTTTTTATTTATACCAGCCCTGTTAAGAGCGATTGCAATCGCTTGTTTAGGATTTTTCACCTTCTTATCAGAGCCACCAATTTTGAGAGTACCTTTTTTAAATTCTCTCATGACCTTTTTAACCTTTTTTTGTTCTTTTTTCACCTATTTTCTCCTTTGTATTTTTCAATCTCTACACTTGGTATCATTTTGTCTACATTTGGTATAGATTTACTTAAAATTGTCTTTTCAATTGATGTATTAGCTCTTAAATTAGCTAATTCTTCGTTCTGTTCCAACTTATCTTGTTTGTCTTGTTGGTTCATCATAGCTTTTAGGCGATCAAGGTTAATTTTTTCTTCACCTTCGACACGTTTTCTCTCGTTGTCCATAGCTCTAAGGTCTAATTCTCTTGCTCTTAACTTAGCAACAGGGTCATTACCAAATCCTGATGTAACTTCACGTTCTTCTTTTAAGAATTCTTCCATCATGTTTGCAATCAACACAGCTTTTCTACCTTCAATTCTTTGACTTAACTCTTGAACCTGCATTTGAAGTTGTGGATTTTGTGCAGCCATCTGTTGCATTTGTGCAAGTTGTGGTAACTCTTCTCTAAACTCTAACTCTATCTGTTCTTGAGCCATTAAACTAATATGTTCAAAAATATTTTTTTCCATAGCAGCCATAACCATAGGATTATTTCTAGCAATGTTAGTTGCCATAAAATTTAAATGCGAAGTTATGTGTGCTCTATGATCTTGACCTGGAAATGCTTGGAATGGTTTTCCAGATAAAGCCATTATGTTTTCTAAACTTGGATCTAAAGGTGCGGGTGGTGCAGGTTTAATTAAAACGGAATCTATATTTTTTACACCTAGTGCCTCGTACATATTTCTATACGCAGCATACATGTTGTGCATCTGTGGATTGGATTGTGCCAGTTGCAGCTCTGTCTGCGCGAGGGAAATACGCTGAGTCTGACTAAAGATGTTAGGGTCCGCAACTGGCAGTATATCCACTCTATCGTCGAAGTCAGTTTGCTTGACAGTTCTCTGACCTCCTACTACGTCGTATGGATATTCTGGTGGCAAGTATAATTTAAATACTCTTGCTAATAATCTAAATTCAGTTTTTAAAGAAGAATAAATTCTTTTGTGAATAGCAGACATTGTTCTTGAGCCACGTTCTAATAATGCAACAGTCGTACCTACAGCTGCTTGTTGATTGCCATCACCAACTTGTAGATCTGCAATCGATGCAAATCTTTGTCCAGCTTGAACGACTATACCCATTAAGTTTAATAAAGTTGCAGATGGTTCTTTAAATGGCAACATCATAAAAGAATCTTTTAAGTTACCACCTGGTGCATCTACATCTCTAAACTCACCTGGTTGTATTGATTGCGCATCATCTCTAATTCTAATGCCACGCATTTTAAATCCTGCGGGTAAGTTGGAGAGCGTACCCGCATCCAATAATTGACGAAGAGCTGCTGTTGCAGTTCTAGACAGACCGCCAATCATATGGATGAGACCGAAGCCATAAAATCCTAGTCCAGGTAAAAATTTGAAATGGACAAAATATTGGATCTTAGTTTTGTTCTGATCTCCAATCTCGTAATTTCTTCTAATAGATAAAACTTCTCTTGTTGCTAACTCAACAGTTACTATGTATGGAATTTTTATTCCAGATGGTTCACCAGATTCATCAGTATGTTCAAAACCTTCTAAGTCTAAATTAACATGGCACTCTAACAAAGTATAAACTTCATCGTCTTGAGATTTTCTTTGGCCTTCTAGTTCTCTCTCTTTTTTCTCTAGATCGCTCTCTTCATAGCCTGGAGTTCCTAATTCTATATCTCTATAAAAACCACCGACCTGTTGTTTTCTTAAATCGTTTTTTGAAATCTTCACCCGATGAATGATTGCTTCCGCATCTTCTAATGAGGTAGCAGTATACGGTACAATCAAATCATCCGCGGGCACAAACTTTGATACAGCCTTACCATCCAGCTCATCATAGTAAACCTTTTTAAACGCAGAGCCTGCGAGTGGAAGATAAAACAATAGTTGATCAAAGTCTGGTTCGTAGTCCCTCATTTTTTCCATGAGTTCGTAATTCATAAAATCTTTAACACGTTGTGCTTGTCTTGCTTTTTCTTCTGATGGTGCACCAACAACAGCTGTTCTAACTG